CAATAAGTGGTTCAGCAACTTCAACTGGTTCGTTTGGTAGGATTGAAGTTAGTGGTAATTCTAATATTGATGGTAAATTAAGTATCTCAGGTTTTTCAGATGTATCTGCTTCATTAGCTTCTGCCGTTGCCGGAGGTGATAATTTAGGAAATCATACCGCAACTCAAGACATCAATCTTGGTGGTTTTGATATAAATAATATCACACATATTACTGCGAGTGGCAACATAAGTGGTTCATCAACCTCAACTGGTTCGTTTGGTAAATTATTTACTGATAGTCATGCTGATATACAAGGACAATTATTCATACAACCACAAAATAATACCAACAATGGAACAACTGCAGAAGAATTAATCATTTATGGAGCAAGTTCAGAAGCTGGTATAGCTATAGTTGCAAATGCAGATGCAAATAATTATTACACATCCTATATTAAAGCTAGATATGATGGAGTTGAAGGATTTTACATTAAAGGTCCTTCTGGTGATAAATTTTTATCTTATGGACATAGTGGAACAAATACACGAATAGGTGTATCGGATACTGCTGGAACACTTCATCTGAGAGCACAACTGATAAGTGGCTCAGCAGCTTCAACTGGTTCGTTTGGACAAGTCACTACTACAACTCCAGGTAGAATAATCGGTAACATTACTGAAATAATAAAAGTGACTGTAGTAGACGATGGTGGTGATCATTTTGCTTTTGAAGGTGCAACCACTCCAAATTTGGTCGTTAGTGAAGGAAAAACTTATCGTTTCGACCAATCAGATAGTTCAAATGATGGTCATCCATTTAGATTTAGTTTAACAGAGGATGGTTCTACTTACACCACTGGTGTTACCACAAACGGAACACCTGGAACAACTGGTGCCTACACAGAATTGCAGGTAAATAAAACTACAGCAAATCGTTTATTCTATAAATGTAATGTTCATAGTGGTATGGGTAACCAAGGTAATATTTTAAAAAATGATTTGTCAAATTTTGGTGGTAATATTAGTGGTTCGGCATCGTCAACAGGTTCATTCGGATATCTCAACGCTTCGGGTAATTTAAATATAGATGGTGGATATGTAAGTGTTCACAATCAAGGTGTTGAATCACAAATTAGATTATATTGTGAGGTAAACAACGCTCATTATGTAGCTCTACAAGCACCAGCACATGCGGATTTTGGGGGAAATGTAACAGTAACTTTACCAGCTACAACCACCACATTAATTGGTACAAACACAACTGATACATTAACAAATAAAACTTTAACAAGTCCTGACATTAATGGTGGTACGATAGATGATGTAACTAGAGTAAGTGGTTCGGCAACCTCAACAGGTTCGTTTGGACATGTTATGGTTGGTGGAAACAACTTTACAACTGCTGTATCAGAATCAGCCGCTGCGAGTGGTTTTGGAACTGGTGGTGGAGCTGGTGGTGGTGATATGAATGACCTTGTTGATGACACATCACCACAACTTGGTGGAGATTTAGACCTTAATTCTAATGATATTACAGGCACTGGTAATATTACCATTAATGGAAACATAAGTGGTTCATCAACTTCAACTGGTTCATTTGAAAGAGTTCATATTACAGATAGATTAGGCATTGGAACTACAACTCCTTTTAATGATCTTCACATTTTAACAGCAGCAGATAATATTGCTAAATTTAAAAGTAGCGATGCTACTGCAAGAATAATATTAGAAGATAATAATTCAGTAAACAACGGAAATTATATTCAAGTTACAAATGATGTAATGACTTTAGCTACAAATGGTGGAAATGCCGGATTAATCATTGATGACAGTCAAAATATACAAATAGGAGGAGCTATAAGTGGTTCATCAACCTCAACTGGTTCATTTGGAAAATTAGAAACTGCTGGTGCTTCAAATATTGGTGGTACTTTAAGTATACCAGGTTTTCCTAATGTGTCTTCTTCATTGGCAGCTGCTGTTGCTGGTGGTGATAATTTAGGAAATCATACAGCAACTCAAGATATTAATTTAGATGGTAATAATTTAATTAATGTGAGTTCCTTAACTGCTACTGGCAATATAAGCAGCTCATTGACCTCAACTGGTTCTTTTGGTTCATTGATGATTGGTGGTGGACACTTCACATCTGCTTCTCTTGCTAGTGGTGGAAGTGGTGGAGTGTCTGATATTGTTGATGACACATCACCACAACTTGGTGGAGATTTAGACCTTAATTCTAATGATATTACTGGTACAGGTAATGTAAATATTATTGGGGATATAAGTGGCTCATTAACCTCAACTGGTTCGTTTGGTAACCTAAGAGTTGCTGATTTATCACAACCTGATATTAAAATAATATCATCTTCTATATCAACGAGAGTAACAACTTTAGAAAATCCAGAAACTGTTGTTGCCGATTTTGGCGGAGTTACATTTTCAAAAGAATCTGCTGGAACAACTTGGAATGTGACTCATAATTTGAACTCACAATATCCAAATGTGACTGTTTACGATGGTGATGATGAAGTAATTATACCGAGTAGTATCGTTGCTAATACAATATCTAGTTCAACTATAACATTTGATTCGCCTGTATCAGGTAAAGCCCATTTCTCTGTAGGTGGGAATTTAAGTGGTTCTGCTCAATCAAGTGGTTCGTTTGGAGTATATAGTAATGATTTCATTCCTAGTATTGATAACACTCATGATTTAGGTTCATCAACTCATAGATGGGCAAATGCTCACATTGGTGATATAGAACTATCCAATGAAGGTACAGAAGGAAACGAAGTAGATGGAACAACGGGTTCATGGACAATTCAGGAAGGTGAAGATGACTTATATTTATTGAATAGAAAGAACGGTAAAAAGTATAAATTTAAACTAGAGGAAATTAAGTAATGCCAATTATAGCATCATCACATATTACGGCAAGTGGTCAAGTTAGTGGTTCTCTTGATACAACAGGTTCATTTGGACACTTAATAGTTAGTGGAGATAATTTTGATACAGCAGTTTCTTCATCAGCAGCTGCTAGTGGTTTTGGGACAGGCGGCGGCGGTGGTATTTCTACAGTAACGCAAACTCATCGCATATTGTCTGCCACAGGTACTGATAGCTACGGCGGAGATTATTGGGATGTTATTTGGGGTAGCTACAATGCGAAAGTGAAATATCAGGAATCAGATACAAGTAGAACGGCCGGATGGCTATACAAATTGGATGAAAGCACCTCCACCAGTACTGGTCCTTACAGTCTTTTTGAGTATCATATAACTAGAAAATCAGGTGCTAATTATGTGGCTCCAACAAAAGTGCAAATCAAAGAAGTATTTGCTGCAGGAAGCTGTTACCTAAGAGCTCAAAATAATCTTGTTTTGATGTTTCTAATCTGTAATGACGCAGATGCTTACAGGCCTTATACTAGCACAACATCTGAGGCACAAGCACGAATACCTGTTGGTATGGCAGTTTTCACTGGTGGTAATGCAGACGCCCCAACTGCTAATGCGTGGTCTAGGGGTTGTAAAACTGGAAGCATATTTAGCGGACATTCTGTAAGTTTAAACAATAGTGGCTCAGCAACAAATACAATGGGTAGCGACACTCCTATAGGGTTTTGGTCATGTCCTACTTCTGACCAAATGCAACCAAGTAGAAGTCATATAATACAAAAATTTGGACTGACAGACACTGGCGGTGGTGGTGGAAACCTAGTATCTAGCTCAGGTAATACAAATGTATTCCAACATCCAAGCTGGGATTCTGATACAAGTACCGCCTTCCATGAACCAGATGGTCAATTTTACTTTAAAGCAGAAGCCTCTACTTGGACAGATCCACAATATCATGTTACCCAACAAACTGCTACAGGAACCGTGCCTGGTAATATGAAAGATTATCTACATAGGTCTGGTAGTCTCATTTTAGAAAAAGGTGATCTAATAGTATGTGGAATTCAACATCATCATGATGGAACTCAAGATAGTGGTGGTAATGATTGGTACATGGCCAATTTACAAATAATAATCAAAACTGAAGAGGTAGATTAATGCTTAAATACACAGAAGGTGAATTTGGAAGGGAACTTGATTTTACAACTTATTTGATGTTAAAAGAGTATGTAGAAATCGGAACAATTAAAGGAACAAAACCAGATGATTCATGGACTGTTTCTGAAATACAAGCATGGTTAGATTTATTTGAATTTGGAGTTAATGACCATGGCACAACTAAAGAAAATTTGTTAAAAAGCGCATCAGAGATAACAAAATACTTATGGTATCCACATACAGGCTAAATATTTATATTAAAATGGAAAATCGTAAATGAAAATACACACACCCAATATTACTGGTTCAATTGTTGGAGATATAAGCGGCTCATTAACTTCAACTGGTTCTTTTGGACATGTCATGGTTGGTGGAAACAACTTTACAACTGCTGTATCAGAATCAGCAGCTGCTAGTGGTTTTGGAACAGGCGGCGGTTCTGGTGGTGGAACATCAACTTCAAGAACTGTCACAAGGTCTGTTGCTACTTCTGGACAAACTACATTTAATGTAAATTACGGTGCTAGTTTACTTGATGTATATCAAAATGGTATAAAATTAGATTCAACTGAAGTAACCGCAACAAACGGAACTTCTGTTGTTTTATCATCTGGTGCAACTGTAAATGATGTTTTAGAATTTGTTGCTTTTGAAACTATATCAACTGGTACTCATTTAAATATAACACCTGATACTGCTACTACATCTTCTTTATTTCCAATGTTTACATCTGATCCTGATTTTACAAGTGGTAATTTAGTAAGCGCTAGTATTAATACAGATGACTTATCTTTCACACCATCAACGGGTAAACTATATGTTGATGGTGGAGTAAGTGGTTCTGTAAATTCGACTGCTTCCTTTGGTAAAATTTTACTAGGTGGAGAGGAAGTTTCTGCTGGTAGTGGTGGTGGGATAATTGCTGCACAAGATGGTTATAGCGATACTACTTCTGGAACTCTTACATATACGCTAACTACAAGTTATGTTGCTTTTAATTCTGATTACTATAGATTAACATTTGACGCACCAGCAAGTGGTAAAGTTTTACTTCATGCTCAAATACACATAGACTTTTCCTCTACTAGTAGAAGAGTTTATTTTAAGTGGGCTCTACAAGGAACAAGTCCAAGTACAACTTATTCTGACTATACGACCTATAGTGATGGAGAAGCAGATGATAAAACAGTTCATCCTGAAAGAATAATTACTGGATTAACTCCTGGTCAATCATATACTTATGATTTATTTGCTAGAACTAGTAGCAATACTGTATATTTAGATTGGGGTGGTGATGAGTGTGCTCCTCTTGCCTATGTTTTAGCACTTCCATAGGATATAGGGTTATATGGGCAAAACACGACAACAGGCAAATTTAGTTTCTGATGGTTTTCTCACAACAGATTTATCCAACACTAAAATAAATCATACTGGAAGTCTTTTAGTTAGTGCTAGCTTTAGTGGAAGTGGTCTTAAAGTTGATGGTAATATAGATATAACAAGTGGTGATTTGCATGTAACATCTGAAGGTTCTTTTGGTAAGATTATTGGTGATGGTAGTGAATTGACAAATATGACATTTGAAATGTCAGGTGATTCTACTCCAAAACTAAGTGCTAATTTAGACTTAAATGAGAATCAAATTTTTACTACCAGTAGTGTTGATAAAACTTTAGAAACATCTCAAACAGCTAATTTAAATTTTAAAGCTATTTCTGGTGGTGGTTGGGATTTAAGAAATTTAAAAGATGAAAGTGCCGTAACAAGAGATCTTTGGGATCTTCGAGGGGGAAGTGGTAATTACGTGCCCTTTAATCAAGATAATTACCAAAACTCAATTTTATCACCACTTGAGAGAAATGGAAGATACGGAATATTATATTCACAACATGCTCATCTCGTTGGTATATTAGCTGGTTATGATTATGATAATTACGGTGGTAAATGGGATATAAGAGGTTTTACTGGCCAAGTTGGTAACCAAATATTCACACTCGGAGCTACTACATCTAGAAGTTATACATCAGCTGCTGCATTAGGTGGAAACGCGGCTATGCAAGATTTTAATATTGTAGTGGACAAAGCAAAAGGAAAAGTTTACGGTGTGTTTCATATGAGGTCAGGTGGTAGCACAAATTACTATAGACCTCATATCGATTTTTATAGTGCTAGTTCAGATTACAATTATAATTCTGAAAGTATTTTTAGTCCAAATGGTACAACTGATAGACATATAGGAAGTTTAACTAATTTTTTTAGAAGTCAAACTGATGCTAATGATGATTACAGTCAAGATAGCGACAATTATAAAGGTTTATTTTTAGATAGTAGACAACTTTCAACTCATGATTATAATTCACGATACGAAAGAAGATGGGCTAATTTAATCATGAAACCAGACGGAAGAACTCAAATGGGTCCTGCTTTTATTGATTATGAAGATACGACTGACGGAGTAGTAGATTTTCAACAATTCTTCTTTTCAGATCCTTTTTTCGAGTCTCAAATTCAAGGAGTAGATAATACAATATACTGGAGTGGAGCAGATGTAAACAGTTTTTATGCAGATATACCAGGAGGATATGGTTCTGCTTTTGCTGATTTTGCAGATGATGAACCTACGATAACTGGTAATGGTACTTGGTACTCAACTAGAGGATTTCAAGTAGTTAATGATGGTAGAAGAATTATTTGGTGTACTCAAGAGCAGGATAATTATCAAGGCGATATAGCCACAAATAATCCAAGATTACAAACAATGTTATTTCAATCAGATTTGCTTATTCCTTGGAATATCAGAACAATGATGGCAAAAACAACAGTTTCAAAATCTATTTTTGATTTTTTTCCAGAAAATGAAAGAAGTCAACTTTTGACTGACGTTAACAATGCAAGACCTGGTTATACTTATGGTAGATTCATAGATAACATGCATGTGTTACAGAATGGGGATTTACTTTTTTCTATGGGTTCAGGTTCTAGTTCAACCCACATGATGGTTCAAGTTTCCTATGATGAGGGTAGAGGATATTCAGCTGAAACAATTGGTTCTGGACCACAACCAGTAAATTCTAAACGACATGATTTAATTGCACATAAATTAAGATTTAAAAATGAAGTAACTGCAAGTTCACATATAAACGTTTCTAATAAATTAACTGTTAAAACAGGTTCGTTTGATAAAATAACGTTAGGTGGGGCTGATCTCAATAATACCATAAATGCAAGTACATCAAATACAACGGGCCATCATGTTGCTAGTCCATTATATAGAAGCTCTTTAGTTTATAGGAATCCAAGTACAGATAGATTAGAATCGGTGTTATCTGGTCATCATCATGGCGGTCAAAATCAAACATGTTATGGATTTAATCCAAAACTTGGTGTTGGGCAAGGATCATTTGATTTACCATCATCTTTACCATCATCAAACATACCTCATTTTGGTCAATTAGACACAACCAATAATACCACAGTTGATGCAAATGATTATTTTGGTTTTGATTACAGATTTAGAAAATCTGTATATGAGGCTCAACATGGACAACTATCTTTTGGGTTTGGTTTAACAAATGCCGATAAATACATTTACTTGTATCCATCTCAATTTCCAAAGTTTGGTTGTTACAAAATAGACTTTTATTCCTACACTACTGCCAGCTACGATAGTGAACAAATGAAAGTTACTCCTGAGGAACTCCATGTTTCAAGGTCAAATGCAGCTGATTTATATCAACAAGAAATACCACATTCTGGTTCAATAGGATTAGGTCATTCATTAGGTCAAGTCTTAACACCTGATACGGCAAGTATGTATTTTGCTAATGTCGCAAAATTTGATGGAGTAAACAAATTTGTAATAACATATTTGAGTGGTAGTACAACAGGACCACTTCATGCTAAAATATTTGATGTTGATGAAACAAATGATACTTGGAGTGTTGGTGCTGATTATCGATTGAGTTATGGAGCACAATCGTCTTCTTTACAAGATTTTGGTTGTATACAAGGAGGACCAGGTCTTTGCACAAGTGGTTCTGGTGCTTTCGTTAACGTTTGGCAAAACTATCTCTCTGGTGTTACTTCATATCGGTCAAGTGATGATGGTGATGTTAGAAAATATAATGTTTGTTTTGTTGATGGAACAACAATAACTTCCGGTTCTGATATGATTTTAACAGGCAGTATGGGTTCTGCACCAAGTCCATACACAGGTTCAGTATCGGGAACCTTTGATTATGGTATAAGTGCTTCTTTTGATAAAGATGCTTATGGTAATTCTAGAACACTCTATAATTTTCCTGGTTTGTCTCAATTTTCTAGCGGTCAAACCGATAGTGTTTCAGATACTAGCACTATATATGGCAGAAAATATCATGATTTTACTCGTAGGTTAAATAAAGTAGCATATGATAAAACAACGGATAGATTTGTATTTGTATTAGGTGGTGGTGGCTATAATAATAGTGCACTATACAATAATGGATGGAAATATGCCTTAGCATTATCAAACGGAAACATATTAAATGTACAATCACTTTTAGAAATGTCTGATGAAGGTGTGCCTTCTACCAGTTTAAACGATTATTTAACTGCCGTTGATGTCAAAGTTAGCAATGGTGTAGTTTATGTAAATGCATTACAGAGAAGTAATAGTACCAGTAGTAATCGATACAGTTATATATGGTCAAATTGGGGTTTTATAGAAAAAGAAAGAGGAAGAATTGGTTTTTTTGCTGTTTCACCGCCTGCATTCGCTTTTGGGTATTCAGATTACAGTTCAAGAACTAAATTTTCAAATACATTTTGCAGCACAGGCATTCCTATGATACTTACTCCTACTATAAAAAAGTGGAATGGAACAACTTGTATTTTTCTTCATATGATTGTTGGGACTCAAAATGAAACCAATTCTAGCAGTAATGACTCTATCAAACAAATCCTCGTAACTTATAGAATATTTTTAGACCATCCAAAACAAAGTGGTTATCATAAAAGACCTGATTACAGTAATGATGATTATCGTATGGAATATCCTCCTTTAATAGCCCAAATAAACGGGAACACTGGTTTTAACACTGGTAATTTGTTTAACAGACAACCCTCCTCTCACGGCTTTAGTCCTTCGGATACTGACGGTCACACACATGAACTAACTGGTGTTTATTGGTCAATGGATAAAAGTGATTATGGTAATCAAATTTCGGGACAGATGGAAGGTGATGATACAAATAAGGCTAATCTTGCTGAGATATCACCAAGTGGAACTCATAATGGACATAGAGAATCTCCTGCACCACTAATAGATTGTTTTTTTAACATGAACGGCCAACTTCAAACATACAGACCAAATTCACTGGTTCCAATATACTCTGATGATGGTAATACACTTATATTTCATTCTTGGGGAAGTTATCAGAAACAATTTTTACCAAGTGACCTTTCAACTGATGTAGGTCAAGATAATCATTATAGAGCTTACATAACGAGTGTGATAGACGATCCTAGAACAAATGATGATTTTAAAGACAAAATTATAGGAGCAACAGACTCTATTAATACTGAAATTCCTGAATATATGCAATCTGGAAGTAGGGTGAAATTAAAATTTGAAGGTCAAATTTTACAAGTTACAAGTAGTTTAATAAGTGGTTCAGGAAATAGATTAATACCCGTACAAACAGGAGAATTTACTTCAGGTTCTTTCGGTGAACAAGCCGATGTAGACAACACACTAAATACATTTACTCCTGGTAAAAGAGTATTTATAGAAGATGGCACTGGCATTTATACTCACAATTCTTCTTCATTAGAAGTGGGTATTGCTACAAGTGAAACTGAATTATTATTACAAATAAAGAGATAATGAGTAAACAACAAGATAGAGTAAAAATAGTTAGTGATGGTTTTTTAACAACCAACATTGCTAACGATATGCTTACATCAACTAGTAGTATAAAAACAACTCTTAATATAACAGCTAGTGGTAACTTTATCAGTAATAATGACATCACTATAGGAACGAATATTTCTGGTTCTCTTAGGTCTACTGCTTCTTTTGGAAAATTAATAGGTGATGGTGCAAATATTACAACTGATGCAGTATCTACCTCAGATGATTCATCACCACAATTAGGTGGTCATTTAGATATTGGTAATTTTCAATTATCTGGATCTTTTAATTTAGATGTTCCTTCTGGTAGTGTTTTCTTTAAAGAAATAAGCGGAAGTGATTACATAAATATTTGGAAAAAAGTAGAATTGTATGATGAGACTTTTGCAAAAGATTTTTATGTTGAAGAATTCAAAACAATGGGTGTTCAAGCCGGTGGTGAACACATCAATTTAGAGTCTGACTTTGTTGATATTAACGGAGATAGTCTCGATGATACAATAGAATCCACATCAACTTTAACTTTTGTAACTACAGATGCTTTAATAAAAGGTGATCCAGTAAAAATAAACTCAGGTGGTTCAGTTTCAAAATTAGGTAATGGTATAACGAAAACATTTTTAGGAGTTTCAAAAGATGATTATGCTAGTTCTGGCACTGCCAAGATAATTTTAAGAGGATTTAAAGCAAATGTAACTGGAAGTTTAACTCCTGATGGTGTCGGATTTATAACTGGTAGTAAGTATTTTATTAAAAGTGACGGAAGTTATCAAACGGCATCCATAGACTTAGCATCTGGACCAGTTGTTGCTGGAAATGCTATTGACGGAGAAACTATAATATTGAGGCCTATAGAATGAGTAAAGTAAAAAATAATGCTAGTTTATTGTCTGATGGTTTTGTTTCAATGTCAATTGACCAAATTACTTTACCTTTAGAAAACATTGGTGCGAATTTAACTTCTAGTTTTGGTATAAATTTATCAGGTGACGTTGACTTTTCTAGTGGTAATTATAATATAAGCGGTTCATCAACTTCAACTGGTTCATTTGGTTCTATATCTGGTGATGGTATTGGTAGTATAACTAATATAGTCAAAGATGTGGTGACTGATACAAGTCCAAAACTTAGTGCGAACATTGATTTAGCTGGATACACTTTGAATGATACTTCTTATGCTACTGTTGGAAATGGAAATGTTGATTATAGAGGAATATTTCAAGCAATAAATTTACCTAATACTAAATTAATAGTAACAAGTAATAATTTGCCAAGCGGTTCTTCTTTATTAGATGAAACTTTAGATATACAAGTTTCTTTAACAGGTTCTAATTTACAAATATCTGCCAGTAAAGCCATAACCTTTGCTTCTTTGCTTGATTATAATGATCCTCGATTTTCTGCATGGACTTCAAATGATGCTGGATATGGTATTGTTAGTGAGAATGAACCTAGCGATCATACATCAGCTCAAAGTTTTGGACTAAATAATTTATGGGCAGGAGATCAAACTACAAAAGCAATGCCATATAGAGTTTTAACAAAATCGGCGTCTTTTAGTGACAAGGTTCAACTGTCGGGTAATTCGTTAGCTGCAGCTGTTAGTTCAAAAGTAGCATCATTTACTGCAGCAGAGAATCTTGATGCTTATGTGCCTGTTCAAATGTCTTCAAGTGGTAAAATATTTGCTTTAGAAGATGGGAATGAATTTTTAGGTATAACTAATCAGAGTATATCTCAAGATTCATCAGGCAATGTTACTTTAAGGGGTGGAATTAGAGGTGATATACCTGCTAGTTTAATTACTCCTAGTTCCGGTTTTTCTGCTGATCAACTATCTATTTCAAATGAAATACATTGGTTAACGGGTTCAGCTCAATATGTTAATGAAGGTCACTCTCTTCACTCAAGAGGCATTAAAATTGGGTTAGCAGTAAAAACAGATACAATTTTAACAAGAGGTTAATTATGTATGAAAATAGAAAATATGTAATCTTTAATATAATCACAGAGGAAATATAGTTATGTTAGTAAAATTCGATGAAATAATAGAAGTAGTATTACACCACGAGGGTGGATACGTTAACGATCCAAAAGATCCAGGCGGAGAAACTAATTTTGGTATAGCCAAAAGAAGTCATCCTGATGTGGATATAAAAAACCTCACAAAAGATGGGGCAAAAGAAATCTACAAAGAACACTATTGGAATGGTAATAAAGTTGAAAGTCTACCTGAAGAACTCAGACATATTTATTTTGATATGTGTGTAAATCAAGGTAGAGGTAGAGCTGTCAAAATTCTACAAAAAGCAGCCAATGCCAAAGGTGCTGGACTTAAAGTAGATGGTGGATTAGGCCCTAAAACGATTGGTGCTATGAAAGGTGTCGAGTTAGACAGAGTTCGTGCTTATCGTGTGAAGTATTATGCCGATTTGGTAACTCGTAAGCCAGACTTGGAAAAGTTTTACTTTGGTTGGTTTAGAAGAGCATTAGAAGTTTAGTTCTTTTGAAACTTATATATTTATAGATGTAGGAGAATATCTATGTCTATACCAAAACTAAAAGATTTACTAAATGAAAGATATGTATCAAAAAGGTCTGATACAATTGAAGATGTATATCAATCTGCAGTAGACTCATTAGAAGACTTATCTGATTTAATTAAAAAACACGCACCAGAAGAAAGATTGTTATCTCGCACTTTAGAAAAACAATCCATGATGATTAGAAGAATGATAACTAAAAGTAAATCTTATCAAGACATAAAGGATATGACAAATGATTAAATTGAAAGATTTATTGAACGAAAGAGACTATCATTTAACAAAACCGCCAAGAAAAGTTGCTGGTGTTGCAGTTGTATCTGAAGGTCAAGTCCTTTGTGTAAAACGTTCTGAAACCCAAGGCAAATATCCGAACTTCTGGTCTGTTCCAATGGGTGGTGTTGAAAAGGGAGAAACTTTTAAAGAGGGTGCTGCTCGTGAATTAAAAGAAGAAACAATGCTTGACATTAACCCTAAAAGTTTAGTATATTTAGGAACGATAAAAGACGGCGTATATAATCGTCTAACAAAAATATTCAAAGCAGAGGTGGATGGTAAACCTAAACCTACATTAGACCATGAACATGTTGATTATGGTTATTATGATAAAGATAGTTTACCAAGACCTTTTGAAGATAGAATGAGACAAGTGTTGGAATTAAACTTATGAGTTTAAAAAAGTTAGTAGAAGAAATAACCAAACCCGTTATTGACGAGATGGGTATCGTTGCTAGTGATGGAACTATCAAAGGTGGTTCACGATACTCTAAAATAAAAAAGATGAAAAAGAAAGGACACACCTCAGTTCCTTATGGTAGTGGTTATAAGAAAGTAAATGAACAACCAACCAAAATAAAAAAAACTATCGGTGTATTCGGTGGTAGATTTCAACCATTTCATTCAGGTCATCTTGCCACATATAAATGGTTGGCATCTCAAGTAGATGAAGCCTATATAACCACAAGTAATATTAAGAAACCACCACGACATCCAATGAACTTCAAGGAAAAAGTTCGTCACATGGTAAAGGTTGGTATTCCTAAGAATCGTATTATTGAGGAAAAGACACCTTATGTGGCAACTAACTTACTTAAAAAGTTTGATCCTGAAACCACGGCAGTGGTTTATGCTTTCGGTCAAAAAGATGCTGGTCGTTTAAAAGCTGGAACTAAAAAGGGTGGTGGTAAAACTTATTATCAAGATTATAAAAAAAGTAAAGGTGATATAAGAGGGTTTGAAGAACACGGATACTTTGTTACTGCTCCACAATTTGGAAATATAAGTGGAACAAAAACAAGGGATATGTTGGGTAATCCAAATATAGACGATAAAGAAAGGCAAAAGTTTTTTAAAAAAACATTTGGATATTTCGATAAAGGTGTGTATAATATGATGACAAATAAATTTAGAAAATTATACGAGGTTTATCATGGCCTCTTTGAGGGGAGTGAGATTGCAAGTGTAGATACAGATGATGGGCCTGGTATGTTTTCAAGTTTGAGATCATATATGAATAGGGCAGAAGTAGAGGCTGGTAGATTGGGTTGGGAGTTAGCAAATCTCATAACTGATACAGATGCTTATAACAGTCAAGACACATCATTCTATAAGGATACTGCATATCCAAATGGTCCTATTGGTTCGGTATCATATGGACCTGCTGGAGTTGCTGAACCAAGTGCTGGTAATGATTTGGATTTGGTAGGAAGTGAATTGTGGAATCATTGGTTAGACCACATTGATAAAATACTTGCGAATCAAGATTATCAGTATGTTGATCCTATGAAGAAAGCCAGAAAAATAACGATTGATGATTCACCCAAAACATTAAAAAAACTTGATAGTGAGGAGCCAGAAGAAACTAAAATTAGAACAGGTGATGAGCAACATGATGATTTAGAAATAGTAAAAGAAGTTTTATCACTCACAAGTGATTTACCAAGAAACGGAAAGGAGTTATTATTAATGGGAGGAGCTTACGGTCACATGAATCATCCATTTGACGATAAAGATTTGACATTTGGAGATTTAAAAAAAATAATTGAGTTAGGTTTAAGTGGTAAACTTGACCGAGAAGATAATGTTACTGAGAAAACTGATGGTCAAAACTTAATGATAAGTTACAAGGATGGTAAACTTATCGCTGCTCGTAACAAAGGACATCTTAAAAATAAAGGTCAAACAGCATTATCTATAAAAGATGTAGAGAAAAAATTTAAAGGTAGAGGTGCTATACGAAATGCTTTTGTATATGCGATGAGGGACTTATCAAAGGCAATCGGTGCTCTATCTAAAAAACAACAAGATAAAATTTTTGGTAATGGTAGTAAGTTCATGAGTTTAGAAGTAATGTGGCCTGCTAGTGAGAATGTCGTAAACTATGATATTACAGAGTTACTTTTTCATGGAGCAATAGAGTATGATGATAGTGGTAGACCAATAGGACAGGCAAAGGATAGTGCGAGAATGTTACAAGGTATGATTAAGCAAGTTAATCAACACATACAGAAACATTATAAAATATCCAAACCTAACTTTGTTACTGTTCCTAAACATCAAGACTTTGGTAAAATGAAGAAAAAGTTTCATGGTCGTTTATCTAAATTACAAAGTCAGTATGCACTAAAAGATAACGACACACTTGGATTATATCATCAGAGGTTTTGGGAAGAGTATATCTTTAATGCTGCCAAACAATTTAAATATAAGATACCAGCAAATGTTCTCAAAAGACTTACGATGAGATGGGCTTTTTTTGATAAGTCATATTCAGTAAGAGATATGAAAGCAACAATAAAGAACGATAAGTTTTTAGATTGGTCTTTGACTACAGATAAGTTAGACCATGCTAGGATGGTCAAAGAAAATATGAAACCATTCGAAGAATTGTTCTTTGAAGTCGGTGCCGAAATAATGAAAAATATGGATGGGTGGTTGGCTGTTAATCCAGCAAAGTCTGTACAAAATATGAGAAAGAAACTTAAGTCTGCTATTTCTGATATAAGAAGTGGTGGTAACTTAAAGAAGTTGAATAAGTTAAAGATACAATTGGATAGGTTAAATGCTATCGGTGGGTTTGATGCTATTGTCCCAACCGAAGGATTAGTATTTAAGTATAATGGAAATATTTATAAGTTTACAGGTGCTTTTGCTCCTATAAATCAAATAACAGGTTTAATGTTTTTTTAAGGATAAGGTTATGAGTAATATAGAAAAAATTCAAAAGATGGTAAAGGGTATTTATAATCGTCCCATACAAACTGGCTATGAGAGTAAAACTGTTCAACAGAGAAAAGAGGGTGAAGAATGGACAGATGCTCGTGGTCGTAGTTGGAAGATAGAAGATGGTAAAAGAAAACAGATTACCAAAATCCCACCAAGAGGATTTGATAAATGTAACGATTGTGAAAAACTTATTTTGAAAACAATTGACCAACAAACTTATGATAGATTTCAAAAATGTAAATATTGTCAAATGGAGTTCGAAGCAAATTTAAAAAGAAAAGGTCAGTGGGAAGATTGGGTAAAAGAAATGGAAGAAAAAAGATGGGAAGCTGTTCTTGCTGAATACGAATCTGAGATGAATTTACAAGATAGTAGTAAGGGTGCCTTTGATAAAACTGTGGCAAATGCTATTGCTAATCACGAACACAAAAGATGAGTAATCTAAAACAAGCAATAAAACAAAACTATTTGAAGTGCGCTAAAGATCCTTCATATTTTATTAATGAGTTTTGTGTGATACAACATCCTCAAAGGGGTAAGATAAAGTTTAAACTCTTTCCTTATCAGTATGATGTGTTAGATGAGTATGCTCAACACGACTATAATGTCATTTTAAAATCTCGTCAGTTAGGTATATCTACTCTAACTGCCGCTTACTCATTATGGATGATGTTATTTAATGCAGACAAAAATATTCTATGTATTGCCACTGCAAAAGATACAGCAAAGAACTTGGTTACAAAAGTTCGTATTATGTATGAGGGATTACCACAATGGTTGAAAACTGCTATTGTTGAAAACAATAAACTATCACTTATTTTCAAGAATGGTAGTCAGATAAAAGCTATTGCTTCTAACGAGTCAGCTGGTCGTTCTGAGGCACTATCTTTACTCATCTTAGACGAGGCTGCTTTCATAGACAAGATTGATACGATATGGACTGCTGCTCAACAGACACTTGCTACCGGTGGTAAGTGTATTGCCATATCTACACCTAATGGTGTGGGTAATTGGTTTCATAAAACTTGGATGGATGCTACAGATGGTTTAAATAAATTCAATACTGTTAAACTTCATTGGACAGATCATCCTGAAAGAGATGAAAGTTGGAGACGAGAACAAGACCGAATATTAGGACCAAGTAAGGCAGCTCAAGAGTGTGATGCCGACTTTCTAAGTTCTGGTCGTTCAGTTGTTGATCCTGCCATATTAGAATGGTATAAAGAAAACATATGTTGTGAGCCAAATGAGAAGAGTGGATTTGATAGAAACCTTTGGATATGGGATTATCCAAATTATGATAAGAATTATTTAATATGTGCTGACGTAGCTCGTGGAGATGGGACAGATTACTCAGCCGCACAAGTTTTTGATATAGAAGACATGGAACAAGTTGCTGAATATAAAGGTCAATTAGGAACAACCGAGTTTGGAAACTTTCTTATAGAATTAGCAACCAAATATAATGATGCTCTACTTGTTGTGGAAAACAACAATATTGGATGGGCAACTTTACAAACTATCATTGATAGGGGATATGAAAACCTTTTTTATCAAGAAAAAAATCATCTAATCGTAGATGAGGACATTCAACACACAAACAAATATAGAAGTATAGATAGAAACAAGATACCAGGTTTTACTACAACAATGAAATCAAAGCCATTAATTATCGCTAAAATGGAAGAATATACTCGTGAAAAAATGGTAAAGATAAAATCTACACGATTAATTGATGAACTTTTTGTATTTATATATAAGAATAGTAAAACTGAAGCATTAGATGGATATAATGATGACCTTGTTATGTCTTATTCTATTCTTCTGTGGATAAGGGATACGGCTATCCGTATTCAATCAGAGAGAAACGAGTTTCAGAGTAGTTTGGTTGGTGCAATTGGAAACCTGAATGGTAATACAACTGTGATGACACCATCTGCTCCGAAGGATAATCCGTATAAGGTAAAACTTAAAAACGGTGAGGAAGAGGATTTAAGTTGGCTATTGGGGTAAAACATGGCAGATAATTTATTTACAAGACTTGGAAGATTATTTCAATCTAATGTAATCATTAGAAAAACAGACGATAATCGTTTGGTGGTAAAGGATTTAGACTTTACACAAACAAGTTTAACATCGAATTTTATTGACCGATATCAGAGGTTGATACAAAACACATATTCAAATCCATATTCGGTTGCTCAAAACAGACGAGCTGCTTATGAGATTAGAAAACACGACTTGTTCAAAGATTACGAGTTAATGGATCAAGACCCGATTATTGCTTCTGCTCTTGACATATATTCAGACGAAAGCACAGTTACAAATATTGAAGGGGAAATTTTAAAAGTAAAAAGTGAAAATACAAAAGTACAAAAGATTTTACACAACTTATATTATGATGTCATAAACATCGAATATAATTTATGGAGTTGGATTCGTAATATGACTAAGTATGGTGATTTTTATCTTCAGTTAGATATTGTAGATAAGTATGGAGTGGTAAATGTCAAACCTATTTCTGCTTATGATATCACACGATTAGAAGACCACGATCCTGCTAATCCACAATTAATTCAGTTTGAAATAAACATGGAGAAGAAAGAAATAAAAGAAAATTATGAGATGGCTCACTTTCGTGTTTTATCCGATACAAACTTTTTACCGTATGGGCGCTCAATGTTAGAGAATGGAAGAAAGATATTCAAACAATTGACTTTGATGGAAGACGCTATGTTGATTCACAGAATTATGAGAGCGCCCGAAAAAAGAATATTTAAGGTCGATGTTGGAAACATACCACCAAGAGAGGTCGAACAGTTTATGCAAAGAATCATCAATAAGATGAAGAAGACACCTGTCATCGATCAAACCACAGGTGAGTATAATTTGAAATATAATGTAGAGTCGGTCACAGAAGATTACTTTCTACCTGTTCGTGGTGGGGATAGTGGAACAGAGATTGATACTCTACCAGGTCTTTCTAACAATGACGCGATAGAAGACATCGAATATCTTAGAAACAAGTTGATGGCTAGTTTAAGAATACCAAAAGCTTTCTTAGGATATGAGGAAGGTTTAAGTGGTGGTAAAGCTACACTTGCTGCTGAGGATGTTCGTTTTGCTCGTACAATTGAAAGGTTACAAAAGATTATCGTAAGTGAGTTAACTAAAATTGGTATTGTTCATCTTTACTCACAAGGATTTGATGATTCTGATTTAATTGATTTTACATTAGAACTACAGAATCCATCGATGATTCACGAACAAGAAAAGATTGAGTTAATGAGTCAACAACTTGACATTGCTGAAAAGGCAATAGATAGTAAACTATTTAGTAGAAAATGGGTTTATGATAATATCTTCGATTTGAGTGATGAACAAAAGATTAACATCTATGAAGGTATTGTAGAAGACACTAAACAAAAGTTTAGACTTGAGGCCATAGAAACAGAAGGTAAAGATCCTGCTACAGAACCACCTGAAGAGGAGGGTGGAGAAGAAGACGATTTCGAAGTAAGTAGAAAAGGCGAATGGGGTGGTAGTGAAAAAGATCCTTTTAAAGATAAGGAAACGATGACAGATAAATACGGTCACGAAAGTCTAAAAGACGTTGATAGGTCATATGGAAAAAGAGAATTCAAAGGTAAATCACCTCTTGCCACATCAAAAGCTAGTACAGTAGTTGCTCGTGAGGGTATCTTAAACCAACTTAAAGATAAGTTTCCTAAAAAGAAACCATCTATGTTGAGTGAAGATAATATAATAAAAGAGTAATTCACTACTTTATCTAATTTACGTTATATTTATATATGAATAATTGTATCAAAATACTTTGGAATATTATATGAGCAAATTTAAGCATAGTAAGTTAAGGAATACGGGACTACTCTTTGAGTTCCTTTTAAGACAAGTGACCGTAGATGTTTTGAACAAGAAAAAGGAATCACCAGCTCTCAAAATCATTAAAAAACAATTTAATGAACATACTGAGATAGGAAAAGAGTTGGCTTTGTACAATCTAATTATGACAAAAAAGTTTAAGTCAGATAAAAAAGCCGACTTCTTTTTATCTGAAGTTATAAGACAAAGGGGTAGATTAAATAATGCTACACTTCGTAGAGAAAAATACAATATTATTGCTTCTATAAAAGAATCTTATGATGTAAATCAGTTATTCAGTTCTAAAGTACCAAACTATAAAGTATTTGCTTCTGTATACAAATTATTCGAAGGTATAAATGAAATGGGAGCTGATGAAAAAACTGAAAGTTACTTTATTATTGTAGAGAATGTTACAACTGTAAAACATACTAAAAATAAATCTTATATACCTGAAGAGTTTAAAGATAAAGATTTAAGAATACTTTCTTATAAAACACTTTTAGAAAAGTTCAATAAAAAATACACTAATCTTTCTGATGAACAAAAACATGTTCTTAAAGAGTACATTAGTAATATTTCAAATACTAATAACTTTTCGATATTTGTAGAAACACAAATACCAAAACTTAAAAAGAAGTTGAATAGTAAAGTTAAGAAAGTAAAAGATAAAGTATTAAAAATTAAATTACAGGAAGCAATCAACTGTGTTGATAAGTTCTGTTTAAATGAATCAAAACAAACAGACGATAACTCTGTTGTTCAATTGTTGAGATACTATGAACTCGATAAAGAACTCAACAAAGTTTGATTCCATAGTCAAGGAACTGGCAAGTAGTTTATTTAGTAAAAAACTAAAAGAAATAACTACAACTGCAAGTATTGATCCTATAATGACACCTTATGCCTTCAGTAAGAAGGGGATGAAAAAGAAAAGGAAGAAAGATATTGAGAAACAGACTGGATATAAGTTTGTTGATGAAGCTTTATCTAATGACGATATCAAAAAGATAAAGAAAGAAATAAGAAAAGAAGTATCCGATATCCTTTTTGATATTTGGGTTAAACGAAGCTCTTGGGGAGGCAAATAAATGTCAAGATACGAAGCAGATCCTAACAATAGTAAAAAACAACAACCAAAATCTATTCCATTAAGTGCTTATGGTAAGGCAATCACACCGGCTCCCTATCCAGCTAGACACGATAGACCTAATTATATTTTGATAAATACTATTGGAGATTATTCTTTTGCATACGAATCTGGTAGTTTGGACACTTATCAAAGTGGTTCTAAAATCGAAAATGTTGCCGGAGGTCCTGTTAGGATAGATATAAATCCCATTGCCTGGACGAGTAATGGTGGAAAGACTGGTGACATAACATTTGTGTACACAGGAAACGTAGGGTAATAAAATGAATAAAAAATTATTAGTAGATGTAAGACCATTCGAGATATCTCGTCAAAAGATTGATGAGAGTATCAAAGAAAACGATGGTCGTTTAATAGTAAAGGGTGTACTACAGAGAGCTGAATCAAAAAATCAAAATGGCCGAGTTTACCCACGAGAAGTATTATTAAAAGAAGTTTCTAAATATTTAGACGAACAGGTAGCTGAAAGAAGAGCACTCGGAGAACTCGACCATCCAGAATCTTCTGTAGTTAATTTAAATAATGCATCACATAATGTTATTGAGATGCATTGGGATGGTGACGACCTTTTAGGGACTGTAGAAGTTCTGTCAACGCCGAGTGGAAATATATTAAAAGAACTGTTTAAATCAGGAATTAAACTTGGTATTTCATCAAGAGGATTAGGTAGTGTAGAACCAGTAAATGAAAAGAATGGTGAGGATGGAACTGTTGAGGTTCAGCCAGACTTCGAACTAATCGCTTTTGATTTTGTATCCAATCCATCCACACACGGTGCTTTTATGAGACCAGTTAACGAAGGTGTGGAAAAACAAAAACCTGAAACAAAAATTGAATCTATTATCAACTCTATAATGAGGGGATAAAATGCCATCGGTTTCCAAGAAACAACAGAAGTTCATGGGAATTGTTCGGTCAATCCAAAAGGGTGAACAACCCGCAAGTAAATTTTCCAAAGCTGCGCAAGATGCTGCCAAAAAAATGAAAAAGAGTAGTGTGAAGAAATATGCTAAAACTAAACACGATGATTTACCTGTTAAAAAAGAATCCTTATCAAAATCACAAATTAAAAAAATGAGAGATGAGTTTGATAAAACAGGTGAACTTCCACCTCATTTGAAAAAAATAGTAAAGGGTAAAAAAGAATTTGAAAAAAAATTCAAAGTAAAGGACATAGAAATACCTGGTTTAGAATGGATGAGTAAGTTGGGTGAGGCTGCTGATAGAGATTACAAAGCAGAATACAAAAAATTTCAATCATCAACAAAAGCTAAAAAATACAGAGCCGAGTTAAATAAATACAACAGACAAAAAGGCACTTATGGGAATGGGGATGGAAAAGACGCTTCTCATAAGGGAGGAAAAATCGTGGGGTTTGAAAAAGAGTCAACCAACAGAGGACGAGCTGAAAAGAGTCGTTTGAAGAAAGAAAGTGTAATTAATGAAAATCCAGCTGCCATAGCCGCTGCACAAAGGATGGTTGTACAAAATAAAGATGGAAAAAAAGTGTCAGTCATGACGGCAAAAAACAAATCTTATGCTGATAAAGATCCTGCTGCTCACAAAAAAGCTAAAAGTATTTTTCAAAGGATTAAAGATAAGTTTATTAAAAAAGAAATAGATGAATATGTCGATACAATTTTAGAAGATTTATGTTTGTGTGAGGCTTGTCAAAAAGGATACATGACACATCCTACTCGTAAGACAAAAATTATGTTTGGTAAAAGATATAGAAATTGTATCAAAAAAGAGGATGTGACTGAAGCCGTATACAAACTAAAACGAGGTAGCACAAATAAAGACTTGGATGAACTCGATGCTTTATTAGCTAGAGCTGGATTTAAGGGAAAACCTGATTTTAATAAAATGACCTGGTCAATAAAAAATAAAAATCCAAAGATAGCA